CGCATGGGCGCCGGATGAAGTCTCGACGGCACAACGCACCTTTGAGGGCAAAGCCGAGGACGTTTACAAATTCTTCCCGCAGGCACCCCCGACACTGAGTTACCGCAATAAGGCTGAGCGCCGGAAGGTTCACCGCGCTGTGTACGCCGGGTGCGACCACATCGACCTAGATGCGATTGAGGCCGAGGCCGCTGAGCTACTAGAGACAGACCCCGGGCAGGCTGAACGGTTCTTCGGTAACCGGGTGGTCGCCGGGCATGGCGCGTGGATTGAGGCGTCACAGTGGCTATCCCGTGCGGTCGACCGCGAGTTGCCCAAGCCATCGACATACAAGCTTATGCGGGTTCCGATTGTCCTCGGGTTCGATGGTTCGGACTCTGACGACTGGACGGGCATACGCGCTGAGACGATGGAAGGTTTCCAGTTCACCCCCTCGTACGGCCCCAGTAACCGTCTGACGTTCTGGGATCCGGCGGAGTGGGGCGGACAGGTTCCGCGTCTGGAAGTCGACGCGGCGGTTAGCGAGCTGTTCGCCAAGTATGACGTCAAGCTCATGTACTGCGATCCGCCGTATTGGGAAACGGAAGTAGACCAGTGGGCGGAGCGGTACGGCGAGCGTCGCATTATTCGCTGGCACACGCGCCGACCGGTTCAGATGCACGCTGCGGCGGAGCGTCTCAAGACGGACGTCATCAAGAAGGATTCCAACTTTACGCATGACGGCTGTAAGCAGACTGCGCGCCACATGTTCAACGCGCGTATGGCTGCACGGCCGTCAGATCGCTATGTGCTCACTAAGCCTGAGCACCGCCGAAAGATTGACCTAGCAGTGGTCAGCGTCCTCGCGCATGAAGCGCGTTCGGATGCGGTCGCCGCTGGTCTCCTGAAAAAGAAACCGCTGTATATGGCTGCTTGAGTGTGGCCAGGGAAGAGGAACCCTTGGCCACTTATGACGAGGCGCTATCGCTAGTCGGCTCGCTGGAAAGCGAGCTAATGAACCGGCGTCCGACCATTCAGCGAAACAAGGACTACTACCGGGGCGAGCAGAAACTCACGTTCGCGTCTGAGCAGTTCGCCAAGTTTCACGGTGACCGGTACAAGAATTTCTCTGACAACTGGGTACAGGTCACGTCGGATTCGCCGGTTGAACGCCTGACGGTTAATGGCATTCAGCCGGTGGGGGCAACTGAGGCGGACGATGAATCCTGGCGGGTCTGGCAGCGCAACGGGCTGGACGCTGATTCGCAGCTTGGTTTCCTTGGCGCTGTGAATTCGGGCCGGTCCTTCGTCCTGGTGTGGGGCAACCCGGAGGACGAGGAAACGCCGGAAGTTACCTTCGAGGATGCCTCGGATTGCATCATTGCGTACGAGCCTGGTAGTCGCAGGCGCAGGCGTGCGGCATTGAAGCTGTGGGAGGACGGGAACGAGACTTACGCGTTCCTGTACCTACCGGATGAGGTTTGGAAGTTCCGGCAAGCGACCATTAGCCCACTGGACGGCAAGACGCCGCAGATGAAGGCGGTCGATGAAGAGTTCAAGCTGTGGGACATACTCGACGTAGACGGCGAGCCTAACCCGCAGCCGAACCCCATGGGCGTTGTCCCGATGGTGGAACTGCCCAACCGGCCCATGCTCGCCGAGGATCCCATATCGGATGTGTCCGGCGTGGTCGCGATGCAGGATGCGGTAAACCTCCTGTGGGCCCAGTTGTTCACGGCCGCTGACTATGCGTCGTTCCCGCAGCGAATCGTCCTCGGCGCCGAAGTGCCGGAAGTCCCGATTCTGGATTCGGCGGGGCAGATCGTTGGTTCGCGCCCGGTCGACCTTGAGCGCTTTGCCGTTGACCGAGTGATGTTCTTCACCGGTGACGACGTCAAGGTTACCGAGTGGACAGCGGCAAACCTTGAGGCGTACAGCAGCATCATTGAGGTAGCCGTGGGCCACATTGCCGCGCAGACGCGCACGCCCCAGCACTACCTTTCCGGCAAGATGACGAACATTAGTGGCGATGCACTACTCGCTGCGGAAACCGGCCTGGTTAAGCGGGTCGAGGAAAAGCAGATTTGGTTTGGGCAGGCACTACGCGAAATGTTCCGCCTGGTTGCGCTTGCGCAGGGCAATGACGCTAAGGCAGACGCTATCGCTGGTGGTCGCGTTCTCTGGGCCGATGCCGAATCGCGCAGCCATTCCCAGCTCGCCGATGCTCTGCTCAAGCTCAAGCAGATCGGATTCCCCTTCGAGTGGATCGCGCTCAAGTACGGGCTAACCCCGACTGAGATCGTCGACATGCTCAAGATGCGGGAGCGGGAGGCCCAGCTAGATCCCATCGCGGCAGCTACTGCGCTGATGACGCACGCCCCGCAGGCACCTACTGAAATGAGTACGTGATGTCAGCCACCCCGCTAGCCGTTGCTCACCAGGTTGCCCGTGGTGCGCTGGCTAGTCGGGTGGCTCGCTTGACTGCCCGGTTTTGGTCCCGGGTCGACGAGAACAACATTGTTGACTCGTGGGCCCGGATGGTGCCGGTTGTCGCCGAGCTGATCGCCGATGGTCAGTACGAGGCAGCGCTAGCGGCGGATCCGTTCCTAGCGCAGGTGCTCGGGGATATCGACAGCGAGGGGAGCATCGCCCCTGAGATGTTCGCCGGTATTGCCGCTGATGGTCGCCCGCTACCGAACCTGTTGATGTATCCGGCGTGGACGGCCGTGAATGCGCTGACTCGCGGCATGTCGCTGGTCTACGCGCTGGCGTCCGGGCAGGCGTTCTTGGATCTCTTGGTGCGTACGCAGATAGCCGACATCGGCCGTCAGGCGGACCTTACGGGGATGATCGCCCGCCCTGCTGTCACGTCCTACATTCGCGTTGTTGAGTCCCCGGCGTGTTCGCGCTGCATCCTCCTGGCGGGGGTCGAGTACGGCATCAGTGAAGCCTTTCAGCGGCACCCGCGCTGTGATTGCACTATGGAGCCGGTGACCAAGTTTCACCGGCCTAAGCCTGCGTCACCAGAGGCCATGTTCGCTGAGATGTCCACAGCGGAGCGGATCTCGACGTTCGGTGAGGCCGGGGCGGAAGCGATTGCCAACGGCGCCGACATAGGCCAGGTGGTCAACGCGCGCCGGGGGATGGGCACGGCTACGGCGTACGGTCACAAGGTTCAGGCCACGACTGAGGGTACAACTCGACGCGGTATCGCTGGCAGGCGCCTACGGGATTTCGAAAAGGTCCCAGGGAAGCGTTACGAGATTTCCCGCACGCCTCGGCTTATGCCCGAAGAAATCATGAAGCTAGCCGAGAACGACCATGACCTACAGATCAGGTTGTTGAAAAAGCACGGCTACATCGTCTGAGGCGCAACGCCCGGACTTAACCACACCCCCGCAATGGAGGCGCTTTAGCATGCCCGAAAACATCGACGTGACCACGGACGACAGCCACGCTGACGACACGGCCACGGTTGACGAGACCACGACGACCGACACCCCTGACACCGACGCCACTCCGGAGGGCGCCGACGCTCTTGGGGACGCCGGTAAGCGTGCTCTTGATTCGATGAAGGCTAAGTGGAAGGCCGAGCGTGACACGCGGCGAGAGCTTGAGCGCAAGCTAGCCGAGTCTGCGAAGCCTGCCGCTGATGAAACCCCCGACCTTGAGGCGATTAAGTCTCAGGCCGTACGCGAGGCAACGGCAAAGGCCAATGCCCGCATTCTGCGTTCGGAAATCAAGGCAGCTGCCGCAGGCAAGTTCCATGACCTTTCCGACGTAATCCCCAACCTGGACCTTGATGCATTTGAGGTCGACGAAAACGGCGACGTTGACGCCGACGAAATCGCATCAGCGATCCAGGATCTCCTAACCCGTAAGCCCCACCTTGCTGCCGCAACGGCCAAGAGGTTCCAGGGCACCGGTGGTGGTGGCGCGGCGCGCAAGGCTGCTGGCCCTACTCAGATCACGCGCGAGCAGCTCAAGCAGATGTCTCCCGCAGCGATCGTCGCGGCAAAGGCCGAAGGGCGCCTAGCCAACCTGTTTGCCGGTAAGTAGCCGGTAACTCCCGAAAGGAAAACCACGCATGGCCGTTGATCTGTTTATCCCCAAGGTTTGGGCCGCTGAGCTTCTAACTGCGCTGGACAAGACGCTAGTTGCTGGTCAGCCCGGTGTGACTAACCGCAATTACGAGGGCGAGATTGCCAACTTTGGCGACACCGTCCACATTGGCTCGCTGTCCAACCCGACTATCTCTGACTACGTCAAGAACACGACCGTCATCAACCCGCAGACCCTGTCTACGACTGATCAGACGCTAGTGGTTGACCAGGCAAAGTATTTCGCGTTTGAGGTCGACGACGTGGACGCGCGTCAGGTCCGCGATGGTGGCGTTCTGATGACCCGTGCCGCTCAGCAGGCCGCGTATGGTCTGGCCGAGGCCACCGACACGTTCCTACTCACCAAGATGACGACCGGCGCGACCAACATCGTTCCGGCGGCGGATGTCACTTCGGCTACTCCGGGTGGCGCGTATTCGATCGTTCTTAAGCTCAAGCTCGCGCTTGACAAGCAGAACATCCCGCAGGCCGGTCGCTTCCTGCTGGTCTCCCCGGACTTCTACGCCGTTCTCCTTTCGGACCCGCGCTTTGTTGACGCCGCGCAGTACGGCTCTAACGCCCCGGTTCAGAACGGTGAGGTTGGCCGCGTCCTCGGATTCTCGGTCATCGTCTCCAACAACCTGCCGGGCGGCACCGCTGGTACTAACCCTGAGGTGTCCAACTTCGTGGTTGCTGGTCACGCCATGGCTACCACGTTCGCTGAGCAGATCAGCAAGGTTGAGGCGTACCGCCCTGAGTCGGCGTTCTCGGACGCGATCAAGGGTCTTCACCTGTACGGCGCGAAGGTCGTTCGCGGTGAGGCGCTGGCCGTTTGCGACGTGGATGTCACGATCGCCTAGTGATCGCGGTACAGGGTCCTAACGGCCTTGTGATTGTCGTCCCCGATGAGCAGATCTATTCGCTTGTCGGGGACGGCACTCGCGGTTACAAGGTTGTCCCTGAATCACGCGACATTCCCGAGCCGGTGGCGGACGTAACCCCGGCCCCCAAGCCTGCGCGTAAGCGGGCACCACGCAAGCCAACTTCAAAGTAGGGGAGTAACGGACGATGGCTCTTGCTCCCCTCGCAACGGTCGCTGATCTGACAGCGCGCGGTGTGACCGTGGATTCGTCAGAAACGACGGTTGTCAACACCTATCTTGCGGTTGCGTCGTCCATCGTCCGCGATGCCGCCGGTTGCCCCATCAGCGAAGTGATCAGCACTGTGACGCTGGAAGGTGGGGCCGCTACCCGCTTGTTCCTACCAGGACAGCCCGTAACGGCCGTCTCAGACGTTGAAATCGACGGGGTGGCAGTCACGGACTACCGGCTCACGAACGGCGCTCTGTGGCGCTCACAGGGCTGGACGGGGCTATGCGAGCCGTCGGCGGTGACGCTGACGATGACGCACGGCCTTGACGCGGTTCCCGCTGACATCGTGGACATGGTGTGCCGGATGGCCGCGCAGGCTCTCTTGGCGTTCAGGGGTGGCGATCCTGCCCCGCGTCAGGTGTCCAGCGAGCGTATCGGCGACTACTCGGTTACCTACGCTGACACCGAGTCTGGCGTCATGTCGCTGACCACCTACCAGGCCAACAAGCTCGCGGCACGGTTCGGCAATGGCGCCGGGATGGTGAAGCTGCGGTGAGCCGACTCAATCGCATGCTGAACGCGACGGCGGATATCTGGCGGTTCACGCGCACGGATGACGGCATGGGCGGATACAGCGAGGCGTGGGCGAAGATCTCGACGGTTCGCGCCCGCTACTCGCAACCCACGGCCACCGAGCGCGTTGCCGCTGATCAATCCGAATCGAGACTTACGCATGTGGTTTATCTGGATACTGCCGCTGATGTTCGGCGCGGTGATGAGCTACGTGTCCCTGGCCGTACATTCGATGTGCTCGCTGTGTTCGAGCCGTCGGTGCCCGGAACCTATCTACGCGCTGATTGCTACGCGCACCAAATCGAGCACTAAGGATTACACCCATGGCACTAATCGCCGTTCAGCCCATTCCCGTTAGCGGCCTCGCGCCTACCTATGCTTCCGCGTCTGCGGGTGGTGATCAGGCACCGATCGGCAGCAACCTACTTCTTGAGGTTCGCAATGGTGGCGGTGCTTCGATCACTGTCACTGTCGTTACGCCGGGCAATTACAAGGGTCTGGCAATCGCTGACACCGCGCTAGTTATCCCCGCCGCAGGTACCGGCGTTATTCCGCTGGACAGCGTCTACCGCAACCCGTCGACCGGTCGCGCTGATATCACGTACAGCGCGGTTACCTCGGTCACCGTGGGCGTCCTACAGGTGGGCTAATGGCACGCGGCGGCGTGAATGCTCGGGTGACGGGGACGGGGCATGCAATTGCCCGCATCCTGGCGCTGCCCGGGAACATGAAGGAATCGCGCGGGGAGATCCTGCGAGATTGGGCCGAGGACGTACAGGACGGCGCTAAGCGTCGTGTACCGCAGCGCACCGGCCAGCTACACGACGCGATCGATAAGCGCGTGTATGAGCAACAGAGTGTGGCCTACGTCGGGGTGTACAACCCGGATGAGCTTGAGTACGCCGAATACATCGAAAAGGGCACGTCTTCCATTCGTGAAGAGCCGTACCTAGTACCGGCGTTTGAGGCAGCTCGCGGCGCTGTTGTGCCGAAGTATCGCGCTGAGTTGCGCCGACATCTTGGGGGCGAGTGATGGCTACGGCTGTACGGCCCCTACAGACGGCGGTGTTCGCCAAGCTGAAAGGCTCGACGGCGCTAAGCGCCCTAGTCACTGGTGTCTATGACGAGGTGCCTGAGGGTGCGGTGTTGCCGTACGTGTCCATTGGCTCGATCACGGAGACTGCCGACGATGCGCACGATCACCAGGGACTAGACACGCTGATTGTTGTTCACGTGTGGTCCGACTATCCGGGCAACGCTGAGGCTGCGGACATCTTCGCTGCGGTAGACGCTGCCCTTGACCGTGTGCCGCTGATCGTGGCCGGTTTCAAGGATGTGTCTATCAAGCACGACCAACACCAGTTCGTGAAGGACTCAGACCCGCGCATTCGGCATGTCAATGCTCAGTACCGGGTGTGGCTCACCAAGACAACCTGACACCTACTCATTTCAGTAGGTGCGAACAAGATAGGAAGGTGACCGTATGGCTGGCCTAGACGCGTTTGGCATCAAGCTACAGCGAGGTGACGGCCTTACCCCCACTGAGGGGTTTGTCGCTATCGCCAACGTGACCAGCGTTAAGGGTCCGGAGGTTGAGCGCGAGACGTACGACGTTACCGCGCATGATTCGCCGAACGGGTGGCGCGAGTTCATCGGAGGTCTAAAGGACGGCGGCGAAGTTTCCGTTGAGGTCAACTATGACCCCCGGGCGCATGACCCGCTGATTTCGGATTTCGAGGATTCGGCGCCCCGCAATTACAAGATGCTGTTCCCCGGCACGCTGGGTTCGTGGGCCTTTGCCGCGATCCTTTCCGGGTTCTCTCAGGAAGCGCCGGTAGACGACAAGCTGTCTGCCGAGCTCACGTTCAAGGTGTCGGGTAAGCCGACCATTACCGCAGGGGTCTAACTATGGCTTACCTTTCCGCTGATCAGATTCTCGGCGCCCAGGATCTTCGCTCTGAAGATGTTGAGGTTCCCGAGTGGGGCGGCACTGTCCGGGTTCAGGGTATGACCGGTTCCGCCCGAGACAAGTTCGAAGCCTCGCTAATGAACGATGGCATGGACGGTGTCGACAAGGCTAAGGCGCTGGACAACTACCGGGCCCGACTATCTGCCGCCTGCATGGTCGACGGAGAGGGCAAGCGACTCTTCCGCAGCGAGGCGGAGGTTAGGCGACTGGGTGAGAAGTCGGCGGATGCGCTATCGCGTGTCGCTGACGTTGCTACTCGACTGTCCGGCCTTTCCGCTGGTGATGTGGAGGAACTCACGGGAAACTAGTGGACCGGCCAGAACGGCAATTCTATTTCCGTCTGGCCGGTTTCCTCGGCGGTATGACCGTGGCCGAAATGCTTTCTCGTGTGTCGTCCCATGAACTCACTGAGTGGATGGCATACGAGAAACTCACGGGGCCCCTGGATGTGCGTCTGCGCGGTGATGTCAGCGCGGGCATTGTCGCTGCGACCGTGGCGAATTCGCAGGGCGCTAAGAAGAAACTCAAGCCGGGCGATTTCATCCCGACTTGGTTCAAGCGCAAGAAGACTGTCAGGGATGTGTGGATGGACGTCCTAGCGGCTAACGCTGCGATGGGCGGGGCCGTTCGCCACGAGGAATAGAAAGGGGGTGTCCATGGCCACACTGGCAACAATGACAGTGCGGCTCGGTATCGACACTTCGGCGCTGGCGGCGGGGGCTCGGCGAGCGGCTCAGACTGCACAGCGAATGGGCGCGGCAATCCAGAACGGCGTGACCACGGGTGCACAGCACGCGGGTAAGGCCATGCTGTCGGTCGGCACGATTGGCGCTAAGGCGTTCGCGGTGATGTCTGCGGGCGCTGTAGGTGCTGCGGGTGCGCTCGCGGGTGTGGGGCTGGCGTTCGCTGGTCTCGGCGTGAAGATCGCAGCGCAAAACAAGGGTGTACAGGACGCGTTCACGGGTCTTAAGGATCACGTGACGTCGACTATGCAGGATCTCGCCAAGCCGATTGTTGGTCCGTTGAAGGATGCCGCCGGACAGCTCAAGGGCATCTTTGATTCGCTCGCCCCGCAGATAGGCGCGATCTTCAAGACGGTCGGGCCGATGATTCAGCCGCTAGTCGCGGGGTTCGGCGAGTTCGCTAAGGGTCTGCTGTCTGGCGTAGTGCCCGCGATGCAGAAGATGCAACCGCTGATTGAGTCCATTGGTGGCCTACTCGGCGACCTGGGCGCGGGTCTGGGCGGGTTTATCCAGGGTCTTTCCAGCGGAATGGGCGAGGCTGCGGGAGTTTTTGATTCCCTCGGCGGCGTGGTCAAGACGATTTTGCCCGTGCTCGGTCAGCTTATGGGTCAGATGCTCAAGGTTGCCGGGCCGATCCTGGCCAAGCTCCTTGACGGGCTCTCTCCGGTCATTGAAATGCTGGGGCAGGCGCTCGGGCCGATCATTGAGGCGCTGGGCCCGGTGCTCGGCGCCCTGGTGGACGCGTTTCTAGCGCTAGTTCAGGCGGTAATGCCGCTTGTTCCGCCGATTATGCAGCTTGTCGTGGCGCTCCTACCGGCGCTGACCCCGATTTTGCAGGCGCTTATCCCGATGTTCGGTGCATTCGGCGAGATCGTAAAGGCGCTCGTGCCGATCATCACCCCGATTATTGCCCTGGTGGGCGAACTGGCCGGCATTTTGGCTAATCAGCTGGCTGCGTTTATCGAGACAGTGATTGTGCCCGCTCTGAAGATGGTTGCGGCGCTGCTGCGGGGCGATTTCTCGCAGGCTTTCGAGTATGCGAAGCAGGCACTTTCGGGGGCGCTGGACTTTATCGTCAGCATGTTCACTGAATTCCCCGGCAAAATCATTCAGGCAATCGGGCCCCTGGCCGGAATGCTGTGGAATGCAATGAAGGCAGCTTCGCTCAGGATGCTGATTGCCATTCAGCAGGGCATTTCCGACCTGGTGGCGAAGGTCAAGCGTATTCCGCAGATGGCAAAGGACGCGGTTTCTGGCATCGGCGCAACGCTGCTGAATGCCGGTAAGGAACTGATCCGTGGATTCATTCGCGGTATCTCGTCGATGATCGGAAACGTCAAGTCGACGCTAGGTGACCTGACCTCAAGGCTGACTAGCTGGAAGGGTCCTGAGTCGCTGGATAGGAAGATCCTGACCCCTAACGGTCAGATGGTCATCGGTGGCTTTATGAAGGGAATCGACAAGGCAACCCCCGGCCTGCGCTCGCAGCTACAGGGGCTTACCAGCGATCTCCCCGGGATGGCCATGGACGTCAACCCGCACGGTGTCTTCCGTTCGGCTACGCGTATGGATCAGCGCATGGTGGTCGATGTCACCGGCGCTGACGAGGATATGAAGCGGCTAATCCGCCGCATCGTAAAGACGCAGGGGCGCGGAAGCGTTCAAACTGCATTCGGTTAAACAGAGAGGGTGGGGCCCGTGGCCTTTCCGCTGGATATTCGTACGGAGCTACGGCTTAACGGCGCGTGGTCTGACATTAGCGGTGACGTCTATGTGCGTGACGCTAAGCAGATATCGCGCGGACGGCGAGACCAGGGATCGGCCACGGATCCCGCCCATCTGTCGCTGACGCTTAACAACAAGTCGGGCCAGTATTCGCCCCGTAATGCCATGTCGCCGCTGTATGGGCAGATTGGCCGCAACACGCCGATTCGGGTTTCGGTCCCGGGCAATGAGACTTACCTCAACCTTGAGGGTGTCGCCGGTGACGAATTCAGCACGCCGGATACTGCGCCGCTGGATATCACGGGGGACATTGATATTCGGGCCGAGATTGCCGCTAACTGGTATGGCCCGGTTAACCAGACGATCATTTCGAAGTGGGACCGCGCGGGGGATCAGCGCTCTTGGCAGCTCCGCATTAGCTCGGGCCTGATCATCTTCAGTCAGACCATTGACGGCACGCTGAATACGCATTGGTATTTTCAGCGCTACCTACCGGTCCTTAAGGATCGCGCGGCGGTGCGTCTGACGATGCGGCTCGACGCCACGGCCGGACGGCGCTATTTCCAGTTCTACACGGCTGACTCGATCGCCGGTCCGTGGGTCCCGCTAGGCGCTGAGTATTGGATGACGGGGGCGCTGTCGACCTACGCGAGCACTGCCCCGCTGAGGATCGGCGGCACTGATCTGGCGTCCACCCCCGTGCGTGTGCCCATGGTGGGGCGTGGCTACCGCTATGAGGTCCGTTCAGGCATCAATGGCACCGTGGTTGCCTCCCCGGATTTCACGGGCCTTACAGCGGGATCTACGGCTTTCACGGACGGTGCGGGTCGGGCGTGGTCGCGGATCGGTGGCGCTGAGGTTCGGAACCGTGAAGACAGGTTCGTTGGGGAAGTCTCGACGTGGCCAGCTAAGTGGACCCCCGACGAGTCCGATGTATTCGTTCCGCTTGAGGCGTCGGGCATTCTGCGGCGCATGGGCCAGGGGCTAAAGGCACTTGACTCGACGCTGCGGCGACGGATCCCTACCGGCAACCCCGTGGCCTACTGGCCGATGGAGGATGCGGGCAACTCGACACGGGCCTACTCGCCGATACCCGGCGTGGACTCAGCGGCAATGGCTAACGTCGATTGGGCGTCGGCGTCCGACCTGGTGTCATCGAATCCGCTACCGAAGATCAAAGCCGGTGGCACTCTGTCGGCCCCGATTCCGGCGTCAATGCCTAGCGGCGAATGGCAAGTTGAATTCGTCTACAACGCTGACGATAAGGCGCCGACGTATGTAGAGCCGGGTCCGGAGTTCATTTCGTTCTCGTCGCCGAATGGCACGGTGCGTCGCTGGGCAATCGTCATGATGGATCAGCACGCCCGGGTTCGCGGCTATGACGGCGGATCGAACATGATCGTGGAAAAGCCCATTGCCATCGGCGCTGACACCTTCCATGGCTGGAACCGTCTACGGTTTTGGGTCCGTGAGGATGCGGGCACGGTCACCTGGCAGATTGGTTGGCAGGATGTCGGCGGTAGTCGCGGAATCATCACAGAGACGCTCGCGGGTACGGCCGGGCGCCTGAGTGCCGTAACGGCCAACTGGGGCGCAGGGTACGAGGGTTGGGCCATTGGTCACCTCACGGTGCTGCCTGTCTCCAACTCCACGCTGCTAGACGGATCGGATAGAGCGTTCAGCGGCGAGAGTGCGTGGACTCGTGTGCTGCGTCTCGGGCAGGAAGAGCAAGTTCCCATATCGCGCGTACCCGGGCGCCTGACTCCCGCGCGCGTAGGCCCGCAAAAGCCTGACAAGCTGGTGGAGTTGCTACAGGCTGCGAGCGACGCAGACGGCGGAATGTTCCTCGAATCGCGCGACCGTACGGGCCTGGTGTTCCGTGACCGGTCGTCGATGTACACGCAGGATCCCGTCCTGACACTGCCCTACAACGAGGCTGGCCTACAGGCTGACTTGGATCCGGTCGACGACGACAGCGCCGTGCGAAATGACATCACGGTTTCCCGCGAGGGGGGTTCGGCCGGTAGAGCGTTCCTGGCGGACGGCACGCTGTCTGTTCAGGCTCCGCCCCTGGGTATCGGCAGGTACGACGAGGAAGTGACGCTGTCCCTCAGCGATGACACGCAGCCTGAGCCTATGGCCAACTGGTTGCTGCACCTGGGGACTTACGACGGGGCGCGCTACCCGTCCGTGACGCTGATGCTTCACAAGCCGGGCGCGGAGTCCCTTATCCCGGGCGTACTGCGTCTGCGCGAGGGGGACTTGATTCGGCTTACGGACCTACCGCCGTGGCTCTCGCACGAGGATGTAGACCTGATTGTTGAGGGCTACTCGGAAGTGCTTGAGCCGTACCGGTGGGAAGTCACGCTGAACTGTTCGCCGGGCGGTCCCTGGAACGTGGCGCAGGCAGACAACCCGACGCACACCATTAAGGCTGACACGGACGGAACGATCGTTGCGCAGGCCGCTGGTACCGCTGACACGACCCTGATCACTCAGACGACTGTCGGACCTAAGTGGACGGAAGCCCCGCAGGAAACGCCGTTTGATATTGATGTGGCGGGGGAGCGCATGCGGGTGGACGCTGTGGGTGGCCTGGTCACCACGGCTAACCCGTACTTCGAAACGGATATCAGCGGTTGGAGCGTCGAGAATTCCACGATTGCTCGGTCTACTGCGGTAGTCCATCCTCGGGCCGTTGCCTCGCTGGCGATCACGCCGAATGGCACGTCTGCTGTTGTGGGTGCAGTCGGGACTATCAGCGCCGTGGGCACTGTCATCCCGGGTAAGTCCGTGCGAGTCGGTATGTGGGTTTACTCGCCGGTGGCTCTGCCGGACGTACAGCCGACTATCCATTTCTACAACTCGGCAGGAACGTTCATCTCTACCGGTGGTCTGGGTACTGGCTACCCGGTACCGGCCGGTCAGTGGACGTACCTTGAGTCGGTCCTAGCGTCGCCCGCGCTTGCCTCCCGTGGCCGTGTGCGTCCCCGTATCGGCTCGACCCCTCCGGCGCAGCCCGTGTACGTGTGGGCGCCTAAGGCAGTAACCACGGACGGGCTCGCGGTAAGTGACTCGCTCACGCGCACGGTCGCTAGTGGCTGGGGCACGGCGGACACGGGGCAGGCATGGGCGTTCACGGGTGGTGTCGCTGCTGACTACGCCGTTAATGGCACTGTCGGACAGCACGTCATGAACTCCGCGAACGTCCTGCGGTACACGTACGTCCCTTCACCGAGCGCTGATGTGGATGTGCAGGCGGATTGGGCGCTCGATAAGACGGCCGTTACCACGCCCAACTACGCGTTTGTCATGGCGCGTTACACGGACACCACGCACATGTACATGGTGCGGGCGCAGGTGTCCCACGTCGGGCAGACAATCACGCTCACCCTGCGAAAGCGCAACGGTGCCGAGACGCAGCTAGGGGCCACGGCCACGCTGTCCAACTATGTGGTTGGCACGTACTACACCCTGCGTCTGTCGGTCATCGGCTCGACTATCAGCGCTAAGTGCTGGCAGCGAGGCACGAAGGAACCGGACGCGTGGCAGATCGTCGCAACTGACACTGATCTAACGGCAGTTGGGTCGGTCGGCGTCCGTTCGCTGGTGGGCAACGGGACCACTCAGACACTCCCGGTGACGGCGAGTTTCGACAATTTTCAGGTCAACAATGCTCAGCGATTCAGCGTCACGCGGGCGATGAACGGCGTCACTAAGGGCCATTCGGCCGGTGAGTCGGTATCGCTTTCGCGCCCCGCTATCGCCTCACTTTAGGAGTCTCCATTGGTCGCAACCCCAGTCACTGAGTGGCTACCCGGCATGGACATTACGGCCGGTCGACTTGAGTCCATGAATCAGCGCTCGTGGCTGATGGTGACGAACTACGGGGCTGACTCGTCCGGCGCTGTCAACTCGGACGCTGCAATTCAGCTCGCACTAAACGACGCGCGGGACATGGGTGGTGCCTGGGTGCTTGTGCCCCCGGGCACCTACCTGCTCGGCGCTACGCTGCGGGTTTACCAGGACACTCGCCTCACGCTGATGCAGGGTGCGGAGTTCCGGCGCAACCACGGCGGAACCATGCTCCTGAACGGCGACGCCGGGCAGGCTTTCGGCGGATACACGGGTAACGGCAACATCACCATTGAGGGTGGGCTGTGGAACATGCAGGGGACCACCCCGGGCATGACGGGCTCGGCTATGTGCATGTCGTTCGGGCACGCAACTAACCTGACCGTGGCGGACCTTGAGATTCGGGACGTGCCCGGGTATCACGGGATTGAGTTCAACTCGACGCTGCATGGGCGCGTGCGTAACGTCACGTTCGCTGGCTACATAGACCCGGGTGGCCGGGATTTCAGCGAGGCGCTACAGATTGACCTAGCTAAGTCCTCGGCGGAGTTCGGCGGATTCGGCCCTTACGACCACACCCCGTGTGAGGACATCGCGGTAACCGGCTGCTACTTCGGTGGCTCGGGTACCGCTGGAACTACCGCGTGGCCGCGCGGAGTTGGCTCTCACGCTGCGACGATCACCAAGTATCACCGGCGTATCCGAGTCAGCGACAACACGTTTGAGGGTCTCCCGCAGTACGGCGTCAGCGCGTACAACTGGGAAGACCTCACGGTTACCGGCAACACGTTCAACAAGTGCGGTTCCAGCGTGCGCCTACGGTCGGTCATCCTGACTGACACCGAGGACACCAAGGATCCGAACGGTGTGCAGACGAACGCTTCGCAGGTGATGCGCAACATCACTGTGACGGGCAACACCATGCGCGAGGGTCTCGGCTATGACGCTGCGATCATCGTGCGCGGTGAGACCAGCGGCACCATCCTGAACGTGACCATTGTGGGTAACACCATGGACACGACCACGAACGCACAACATGGCATTCAGCTTGTGCAGGTGTCCCGTGTCACGGTCGCTGACAACGTGATTGCCAACGTGGCCGCTACGGGTATCAGTTGCTCGAACCTGAACAACGTCAACGTTGACGGAAACGTTGTGTGGGGCGCCGGTACGAACGGCATCACCGCCGGGTTCAGCGATAACTCGAACATCCTGAATAACCAGATTCGCGACCCTGGTAACAATGGCGTATTCATCAACGACTCTACGGATATTCAGATCCGGCAGAACTTTGTGCAGGGTGCGCGACAGTCGGGCGGTACCGGCCCTTACTACGGCATTCGCGTCTCGACTAACTGCGCCTCCGTCGTCGTATCCAGCAACAAGGTTCGGCCCACTAACCCGAGGGGCACGGCAGCGCAGTACGCGTTCTCGTGCGCCACGACCACGGGCACTAACTACCGGTACGGCAACGACTGGAATGGCACGTATGCCACGGCGAACACGGACATTGGTACCGGCTGGACGTCGTCTGCGCTAGACGCGCCGTAAGGATCCCCGCACACTTCCTGGCCCCGTCGGGCGACCTACTGAAATGAGTAGGTGCCCGGCGGGGCTCCATCATGAAAGGACACTCATGTCTCGCATGTCTGGCGCTACCTGGCGCCCCATCCCCGCCAACTTCACGGCCGGGGGTCAGGACTCCGTTCGCGGCGTCGTTATTCACGTCATGGCTGGCTCGCTCGCTGGCACCGATTCATGGTTCCGCAACAGCAAGGCTCAGGCATCCTCGCACTTCGGTACCGGCAAGGCTGGCGCGCTGTACCAGTGGGTTGACACCAAGGATCGTGCGTGGGCGCAGGCTGGCGGTAACCGGACGTGGCTCAGCGTCGAGAACGAGGGTCAGGGCGGCGACTCGCTGACGTCCGCTCAGATGGACCGTTGCGCCGAAGTGCTGGCGTGGGCCCACAAGGTTCACGGCGTGCCGCTACAGCTAGCTTCCGGCCCCTCCGGTACGGGTCTGGGCTATCACGCGATGGGTGGTGCTGCGTGGGGTGGTCACACTTCCTGCCCCGGTTCCAAGATCGTGGCCCAGCTTCCGGAGATCCTCAAGCGCGCTAAGGCTCTAGCCGGTGGCTCGACCCCTAAGCCTGCCGCACCCGCCCGCAAGGTGTCGCTAAAGAACATCGTTGCTGCGGCTAAGGCTGACCCGTCCGCCCCGCAGGGCAAGGGTGTGCACGAGGCTGACACCAAGATTGTTGAGGCTGCACTCCGGTCCGCTGGTCTACTCGCTGCGGCCTATGCATCGGACGGCGCTTTTGGCACTGTGACCGTCAAGGCTTACGCCGCGTGGCAAAAGCGTCTCGGCTACAGCGGTAAGGACGCTGACGGCATTCCCGGTAAGTCCACGCTGACGGCGCTAGGCGCTAAGTACGGCTTTTCTGTCGTCGCATAACGGGGGACTGGCATGGCCGAGCAAGACCCGCTAGGAGTCAACATCAGCGCGCGCGAAATCTATGACCAAATCGTTGGTCTACGGGATGACGTGCGTTCGCTGGTGCAGTCGAATGCGGCAGTACAAACCGCGCTCGACGACCACGAGACCCGCATCCGTTCCGTGGAACGTTGGAAGTACGCGGTTCCTACCGCGACAGTTGGCGCCATTATCAGCGCCGGAATCACGATCGCTAAGGCAGTTGGAGCATAAATGGGTGACCACAGTGCGGAGAATGGTCCGCTAAAGCAGATGGCTCTAGACGCTGGGGCGTATGTCTGGCGCAACCGGCGGAAGGTTGCAGCGGGTGTCCTGGTGGCGCTTCCGCTGCTGTCCCGCTACTTCCCGGGATTCCCCGTGGACGACGTCGTAAAGGTGGTGCGTCTGTTCCTCGGCGCCTAGGTAACCGACTCGCTAGACGGCCGCGTAAGCCCCATCTAGCGGAGGTTTCCCCATGGCGGACATTGCGTTGATCGGCCGGGCACGTAGCGGCAAAGACACCGTTGCGGCCCGGCTTGTCGCCCAGGGCTATACCCGGGTGGCATTCGCTGACCCCCTCAAGCGGGCACTACTGGACATGAACCCGTACGTGCCCACCGGACCCGGCATCACAGTGCGTCTTGAGTCCCTTATCGCTGACGTCGGGTGGGACTACGCCAAGGATCACTATCCGGAAGTGCGGCGTCTCTTGCAGCACACGGGGCAGACGATCCGCGAGCTTGACCCCGGATTCTGGGTCAGTGCGGCACTGGACGAGATCGCGGGCATTTGGTCGCCGGTCGTTGTCTCCGATGTCCGGTACCCCAATGAGGCCGAGGCCCTGCGTGTGCGCGGGTTCAAGATCGTGCGGATCGTCCGGCCGGACGCAGGTCCCCTTCCTGGTGGTGCGTCAGCGCATGACAGCGAAACGGCGCTCGACAACTACGTGCCCGATGCCCTGATCTACAACGGCGGATCCCTCGCTGAACTCCACTCGCGCGCCGATGCGCTGACCTCCCGCTAGAAATTTTCACCCCTCTTGGCTTGTGCATCTGCGCAGGTCAAGGGGGGTTTTCTGCGTTCCGGGGACCTACTCTTTTCAGTAGGTGGGTTGTGCGGGGGCACTCCGCATGTCTAGTGTTCGTGGTGTCAGAACAACGCAGCGAACGAGGGGGATCCCGATGCACAAGATTTACGGCCGTAACAAGAACCTGATCCACATCGTCAAGCCTGCCGAGCCGGGGGTGGCTGTCTGTGGCCCGCAGCTTGCCCATGCTGTCCTTGAGGACTCCGTCGCCGATGAACGTCTCTGCACCCTGTGCCGCGTGGTCTGCGAGGAAGCAGACAAGATCGGCGATTCCGACTTGACCAAGGTCGACGCCGCCGGTATCGTGGCACGCCTCAAGGCCACCGCCCGGGGGGCCGCGAACAAGGGGAGTTCCGAGATGGCAGCGAAGCAGACCGCCACCGCAGACCACAGCGCAACGCTTGAGCAGATCGCGGCGAACATCGAGCGGGCGGCGAGCCTGGCGGAGGCCGAGAACGTCGAGGGGCTGGGCGAGCTGAGCACCGAGACTGAGAAGCTGATCAGCTCGCTTCCGGCGCGTGGTAAGGCGCCTAACGGCGAGACTTGGACCAGCGAAAAGAAGAATGCGCGTGCAGCTTTCAAGGCTGCGGCCACGGTCGCTGAGAAGCCGGAGCCCAAGGTGGTCAAGGCCGCTGAGGTCAAGCTGTCCACCGAGGACTACCACAGCGTCAAGGGTGTCCCGGAGCTGGTCACCAAGGGTGCCAAGCTATTTGCGGACGGCACCCGCATGCACGTCAAGCTGGGCAACGTGGCAACGGAGATCGCCCGCGTGCTGCTTGAGATCCGCGTCAGCATGACGGATAAGGCGGGCGTGCCCGACATCAAGGCATCGTCTCAGGGTGCCAAGAGCGCCAGTAGCGACATCATCACGCAGGCCGGGGAGCTGTTCCGGGCTGGCGGGGACGAGAACCTCACCCGTGAAGACGGGGAGAAGATCCTCAAGAAGCTTCAGAAGAGTGTGCAGAACGCTATGCCGACGGTCCGCGCTGAGTACCTGCGCGAGCTCGACGAGAACCCGGGCGAGGCTCAGCGGTTCGAGCTGATCACCAAGGATGCGGGGGAGGGCAAGAGCGTCTCCGAGGCCGTGGCGGAGTACTACGGCGTGGCCCTGGTGAGCCGCTACGAACTGGAAAAGTCGCGGAAGAGTGACGACGCGGACACGGACGGCGACGACGAGGGCGAGTCGGACACGGAGGGTAGCGAGCCGGTTACGCTCGACATGCAGATCGGCGCGTTCTTCGCTAAGGCCGAGACCAACGTTGAGCGCGCGGTCAAGGCGCTTAAGAAGGTGGCGGACGACGACACCGACACCCGCAAGCACGTCAAGGCACAGATTGACGCCATGATCGCTGACCTGGCCACCCTTAAGGCCGGGCTGTAGGAACCCCGTACGGGCCCCCAGTTGACCACTGGGGGCCCTTTCTGCACGACTAGGAGACTAGAGACGTGGACGCGTACACAGCGCGAGTGGTGAGCCTACAGAGCGGCGTAGTGATCGGGCATCGCGAGTTGCCGACGGCCGAGGATGCAGCGGCACATCTGCTGTTGCTCCTGGGCATGCACGGGTGGAAGGGCGACCGGGAAGCTACGGCCCGGCGTCTGGCGGACGGAACCCCGGAGGACTTTAAGGGGATGTCCTATCGGGTGGTGCCCCCGTCCGTGGTGTCAGCGTTCAAAGATGAACTCAACAAGCTGGGAGAGAGCTAGTCATGACGGATCGTCCCTGGATGCTGTTTGAGACAGCCGACGATGGTTTCATTCACGCGGCGCCCAAGTCTGGCGGAGACACCTACTGCGGGCAGCGCCCCACGTTCCCGGTCGGCGGGTCCGGTGACCCCACCTGTTCCGGCTGCAAGCACGAGACCCGCGCATGGGAGTTGAAGCACCAGCAAGGTACCTGAGCGCCCGCCTGAGCCCCTCTTAGCCCCATCTGGCCCCTGTGGTCGGGTGGGGCTTTCTCATGCCCGCAGACGGCCGCTGAGCCCCGCGTGTAGTTGGGACAGCGGCAAGCGACAGCGAACAAGCCCCTGACCTGCTGTTTGTGTAGAAGTGTATTTGGTGTACCCAAATCACATATCTCTAAGGAACTCCCTAGGGCATACCGGGATTGCATGCACCACCTGCACTAGTACACGGGTAACCGAATCGCTAGCCCAAGTCGTAAGCAACGACGACGAAAGGGCCGCGAATGGCTATCAAGACGACTGAGGGCAAGGGCCCCCGCTTCTACTTCAACACCGACAACCCCGATGTGAAGCTGCCCGGCGTAACGAGCATCGTCGGCATGCTCCCTAAGCCGTTCCTCACGTTCTGGGCCGCGAAGATGGCTGCGGAACTCGCTGTTGACTCGATCGATTTCGTACAGCAGATGCTCGACCGGGGAGGGCGCGCGTCCGCTGTCCAGTACGTCAGCGGAGCATCCCGCCGGTACACCAAGGAACGGGCCGACATCGGCTCTGAGGCGCACGACATGTTCGAGCGCATGATCAGGGGCGAGCGGGTGGGCTACGTGTCCCGCGACATGGACCCGTACAAGCGTCACTTTGCGG